TTAAAGGGTCCGGTCCACCTAATAGTTCTAATAGAGTTTTAGCCATTTTTAATTAAATCCTCCCAACTTCTAAAAACCATATTACCAACCATATATGCCTCTTTTTCTAGTTCAACTAAAGCATCATCTTCATTTACATTGGATGTAGTTATATTATTTATTCTACCTTCTAAATTTTGCATATGATGAATCATTTCATGAACGAAAGATCGCATTACGTCTTTGGGATGTCTACCCATAACCATAACTGTAACTTCATTTTTACTAGAATTATAGTAAGCAGTTTTTCCAAAAAAATCAGCGGCAGCTTCAGGATCTCTTTTAATTTTAATTTCAGGCAATGGTACTATTTTCATTTTATTATCTATCATATACTCTAATATTGAACTCATATATGGAGTATAATCAAAACCTACTTTACTATCTTCATCTTTTAAACTTATTCTTATATGATCACCATTGAAATCTATATCGTAGTAATTAGAGCCTTGAGTATTTATTACACGTTGATAGACGTTTAATAATTTCTGTCTGTCACTAGCAGGAATAGCAGACATACTTTTTATAGGAGTACCTGAACTGCCCTCGTGAGTAAATATATTTTCGTTTTCTAATAGTAAACCTAACTCATTAAATATTTTATTTTCTACTTTAACAGTTTTCTTAACTATATCATATATGTACTCAGCTTCAACTTGAGATAATTCCTCTGGGATATAAGTTTTAAATAGTGTAAAACTATTAGTAATAACTGCATTCCTTAAATCAGTTGCTCTAACTCCTTCAAGATCAGATTTTAATGCTATTCCTTTCGCATTAGGAAGTTTATCAAAAGATCTCGTTCTACTTAAGTCAACGAAGTCTCTATCAGTCCTAAGATAAACTGCAGATAAGTAATTAGTATCAGGATTATCTTTAACTAATCTTAATGCTGTTCTTACAGGATCAGCATCCGGACTAATCATAATTTCAATATTATTAGGTAAATACTTTTTGTAGATATTCCAAATTTTTAACGAATCATTACTTGAGATACCATTACGAGCTTTATTGGAAATAATAACTAGAACTTTATCAACTTTATCTTTAGCTTTACCGCTTCTGAGAGTTCCCATAATAGGTTTATTCTGAGCATCGGTACTAAACTTAGCTGCTTTAAAAGTATTAGTAGCTAATTCTTTAACTGCTAAGAAATGACCTTTAGTAGGTGGTTTAAAAGCTCCTGGAAAAAGTGCTACAGCCATTATTTTAAAAATTGATTAGCCTTAAATATAGCTTCCGACTGAGGTAAAGGATTAAGCATTTTATTAAATTTAGAACTTACAACCATTTTAGCTACGTCATTCATTACTTTTCCATGTCTTTCGGCAGCTTTATTCCTAGTACGTTCAATCCCTTTTATTCTTGTATTCATTGATTTACGACCAGGACCTATATTTTTAGCATTCCAAGATTTCATAAAATGTCTTTTTAACTGCTTAACCATCGATGCATCCGTTTCATCGAAATTTAAACCTTCTACTTCTTTATTATACGCTTCTAAAGCTTCAGGATCAGTAATATCAAAATCTTTTGAAAAACTTGTTGTATACTTTTCTGGATTCTTTGATACTATGCCGTCTAAGTATTGTAGGATACCTTTTCCACCTTTTTCAGCAGCTTTATTAAAATCTTTAATTTTCTTTTCGTATTCGCCGCCTCTTAAATTAGAAACTAATATAAAATTATTTTTTAATAATCTTCTATAATCGTCTACTAAATCATAAGACTGTTGCCAGGTTGAGAAAACTGCTGATTTAGGTAACGATCGTCTTCTTTCAAAATTAGATAAAAAAGATATAATAGGATGAGTATAGACCATTATAACCAGTACATCGTAACCTGCTTCTTTAATAGTCCTAATCATATCTATATTTCTACCGGTAGTATCGAAGATAAAAGACTTTTTATCATTAACAGCATCGGCTACATCCTTTTTAGTTTGAGATGACGCTGCTGCTAAATTATTAAACATTGAACTATCAGGATCCTCTACGTAATTATCTGGATTGTATACGGGCAAATTCCCAATATTTATTTTACTTAATATATATGACTTTCCTGAACCACCACCGCCGGACATTATCAAGGCTTTAGGTTTAGTAGTTTGCTCTAAAAGTATATTTGCTAGTTTCATAATTTAAGTACGGTACTGTATTTAGTATAAATAGGCTCCGTATCTGGGTTTTCAAGGTTGTATAATTTGCGAATAATTTTAAATAATTCGAAGTTCTCATTTATATTATCTATAGCTTTTAGTTCCCATCCTCTACCTTGAATACGTCCTTTTTGTTTAGATGGACCTCTCTTAGAAGACTTTAACCATAGAATACCAGTTCGTTCTATATTAATATCTCTACATTCTTTTAACGCAGTAGCGTAAGAAGCTAGTTGAAGATCATAAGACTTATGCAAAGAATTAGAAGTTTTAAAATCAACTAGCCAAACTTCACCGTCTATTTTACATACTAAGTCAGCAGTACCGGCAAATTGATGCTCATCAGAATAAACAAATTCTTCAGTTGATATAAGTTCAGGTTTACAAGTAGACCAGAATTCAACAAATTTATTTATCATCTCCCAGACTTTCTCATTATACTTAGCATTACCAAACTCGTCCATCCAATTGAGCTCTTCTCCTGAAAGTAAAGTCTCTATAGCTTCATGTACTTGAGTACCTTCCTTACCAGCTCGCCTCATTATAATATCGGCATTATGTCCAACATCTTTTATCCAAGTTTCAAAAAACTTATTCTTAGGCATATACTGAAGTATAGTAGTAACTGAGGGATAGTATATTCCTTCTCCTCTTTGGTATACTCTTCTATCTAGAAAATTAATTTGTTTTAATTCACCATCAAATTTAAGGCGATTCTTTTGATGTTCTTTTAGGATATTCGTTCCTACATTAATCATAATGACATTTTATATTTTAAGAGTAAAGAAAGGTCAAGCTTTTTAGCCTCTCGTAACATACTACTAAATTTAACAAAACCTAGGTCGCTAGGATCTTTATCTTCAAGCTCTACTAAATACACCTGTTTACCCATATCTAGCAATTGCTCAGAATATGAGAGAGCTTGTTTCTTAGCATCCCCATCTAAGGCTATATATACTTCAGACGTACCGGCAGAAACAATTCTCTTAAGTAAGCTCTTAGATAAACTTTTTCCTAGGATAGGAATAGCATTTCTTCTTGCTGCTATGGCGTCAAATACTCCTTCTACTAATACTATCGGCAGATTCCAGTTAATTTGATTTTCGAAAGCAACTATATCTTTAGAAGCTTCAGGATTTTTATATTTTATCCAGCTATCGTTATACGTACGTCCTACAAAAAAGTTTAAATTATTATCTTGGCTATAAGATGGAACTATTATACGATCACTATAATCTCCACGATCACAAAATCCAATATTATACCTATACAAATCTATTTCGTTAACACCTCTAGTTTTAAGATAGCTTTTTAGTTTCTTACCTAATACCGATTCAGACGATAGACTAGTAATGGATCTAAATTCCTCTGGTAAGGAAACGGAAGTATCATTTACTCTATAACTAAATTGACCTTTGTGAACGTATTTTAATACTTCGTTAGCTTGGTCTTTAGGTAGTTTAAGTTGGTAGAGTAAAGACCTTACAGTTCTACCTCTAGTTCTACAAACCCAACACTCCCAAGGATTTTTACCTTCAGAGTCAGTACTTAGCTTTATCTCCAGTTTAGGTTTCCTATGATTACAGAAAGGACATTTAAAAGCGTAATTATCTCTAGCTCTTTTAGAACTCTTACCGAGTACATTTTCTAAGGCACCTAGAAGGATTGAATAATTTTCCATATAGTTTTATACGTACGACCTTATAATATAGTAAAAAATTTTACTAATATCAAAAATGTTTTGTTATAGCTACTTTAAGGTTGGTAGTCCCTTTTATAACTCTGTGATATACTCCTTTAGGAATAGTAAAATAAACGTTTTTCTTTAAATCGATAGGTAATTCGTTTTCGAACTGGAACTGCCAATCAGAGTCATTCCATACTTGAACTGTTCTGTTTTCTCTATCTCTATGCCATACTAATTCATGAGGGTCGACATCTGCATCAAACTCACGAACTACGAGGTCATTTCCATTTTTTTGTTCAGTAAAAGGAAACATAATAGTTTACCAAAACCCGGGGTAGTTCTTACTTCCGCCGAGAGATTTCCAGTACCTACCTATACGGCAGGCCCAGAACCCAGGTTTGGTTTTATCTTTTTTATCTTTGCAGTTATGTCTATCGGCGAAAGCTTTTCTACGGGCTGGGTCGTCTAACTTAACTGCTAGATTTCCTCCACCGTCTTTGGCTCCAAAAGAGACTTTTTTAATATTTTTTGTTTTAGGATCTTTAACATAAACAAAAAATTTCTTACTACCACCTCTTTTAGGTTTATTAAGCTCTACATCTTTACCTTGATATTCAGCTTCATCAAGATCTTCTTCGGCAAGCATAGGAAGGTCTAGAGGTACTTTATTTTCTTCAAATACTCCATACTCTCCTATATCAGTTTCTAAAATAAGTTCTATATCAGCTTCTATTAATCCTATCTGTTTATTCTCATAAAGAAAACGAGCTTGTTTAAATAGATCTATAAAAGCTTCAGAGGAGTAGCGATATATGTTTTCGTGTAAAGCTAGTCCGTGCTTAAGATGGTACTCAATCCCAGGAGTAGTAGTTAGTATGTCAGTTAATTTAATCATTAAAGTCTCTAGAGTAGAATTTTGCAAGAATATTATCGTTAATATACTCTTGGTTATTTTCTAAAACTTCATTAATAAATAGGTATTTACATTCAAAATATGTTAGATGCTTCTTATTGCTTACAAATTTAAGAATTTCTCTTTTAAAGTTCGACTCCTTTTCTGATTTAACTAATTCTTTTATTTCTTCTTGAGAACC